ATTGTGATATGATATTACCTAATACACAAATGGACACATTAATACATAGATTACATAAAACAATGAAGGCTGCAGGTGGTATTGGTCTATCTGCAAATCAATGTGGTGTAAACATTAGAATGTTCATTATGGGATTTGGTGAACAAGTATATGCTTGTATAAATCCAGAAATTATTGAACAATCAGAAGAACTAGTTGACGATCAAGAAGGTTGTTTATCTTTTCCCGGTTTAATATTGAGAGTAAAAAGACCTAGATGGATACAGGCTAAGTATACAAATAAACATGGCGAAATAGTAGAAGAGAGATTTGAAGGCCTTACTGCAAGATGTTACATACATGAACTTGACCATATGAATGGTATTCGTTTTGTAGATAAAGTGGGTAAAGTATCACTTGATAAGGCAAGAAGAAAACAGGCAAAACTGATAAAAGCTGTTGAAAGGAGACGAAATGGGTGATATAATGTTAAATAGTAAATTAGTAAATACATTAAGTGAATACTTTAAGGCACAATTAGAGAAACACAGAATGAACGCCAGTATTATGTTAAACAACCCCCAAGGCATACCAGAACATACAGACTGGATGGAGTCTGTGGAAAAAGAAATAGAGAAGATGGCTGAGTATGATGAGAAACTACACATGGTGGCCAAATATTTGAAATGAATCTATATAAGTACGACCCTAAAGATAATGTAAGAACGCAGTATAAAAAATGGTGTAGGTCAGACAAAGAATTTGATGATGTATCTGATGACGAGCTAAAAGAAAATATTGTGAAAGATCTTTCTTATGTCTCACAAATGGACGTAAGAGAGTATACATTATATCAAAAGTTTTGTGAAGTAAAAGAAAGATACCCAACGGTTACAGTAAATGACCTGTGGGAAGGTGAACGCCAAGTATTAAAAGATGAAAAACAAAGACGAGCTTTAGTTGAAGTAAAGAATAATATTTGGCAACCAAAAACAAATGAAGATTACTTAGAGTTAGAACCTGAACTTATATACACAGGTAAGAAGGAAGGTATGCCTGAAGTTTGGAATGCCATTAGAACTTTTACCTCTACAATGAGAAACAACTCCAATATAGGCCGTAACTTGGCTTATATTATTCGTGATAGAAAAACAAAAAAATATCTAGGTGTCATCTGTATCACAGGTGATTTTATTGACCTCACACCAAGAGATAAGTTTATTGGTTGGGATCGTAACTACAAAACAGAAAGTGGTATGTTAAATCATACTGCAATAGGTTCGACCATTGTGCCACTTCAGCCTCTCGGTTTTAATTATGTTGGTGGTAAACTATTAGCATTACTTTGTTTATCAGAAGAGATTCAGGCACAATGGAAGAAAAACTACGGTGATAATTTAGTGAGCGTAACAACAACATCACTTTATGGTAATACTAAAAAAGGTGGTCTATCACAATACGATAATCTAAAATACTGGAAGCCAATGGGCTTTACAAGTGGTTCTGTTTCATATGAACCAACAAAGAAAACAATTTATAAGATTAGACATTGGTTAATGAAAAACCATCCACGAAAGTATTTTGAATGGTATGTTGCTAAGAGGCCAAATGGTCAACAGTTAAAAAGAGATCATAGACATAGGTCGTATGCTTTTACATACAGTAAACTTGGCGGTATATCAAAAGAGATTATGAAATCAGACCATGCAAGGGGTGTTTATTTCTGCCCATTGTATGATAAGTCATGTGAGTATTTAAGAGGTGAAGCTAAAATAGATGAATTGACAAAGGCGTTTGATAATTCTACCGAGGCTTTATCTGAATTATGGAAGTATAAGTATGCAAAACCTAGAATCAAGCAACTGGTAAAGAAAGGCAGAGATTCTAAAGAAACCCTGTTTTATGACGATTTAATATATAAGACATGGGAAGAAACAAAAAGTTCATATTTGCCCCAAATTGGTAGATAACTATGTTACTATAATAATGCGGTGGGTCGTTAGGACAAGCAGGCTCCAACCTGTATGCGTGGTGCGACTCCACGACACCGCTCCATTGTTGTAAAAAAGAGACAAAAATAGTGCTTGACATTTGAGCGTGGTCGGTATATAATATAGTTATAGTTAGTTAATTTTCGGGATAATTATGAATAATATTGTAGAACAAAAGTCAAATTTAGCAAAGTTACTTGCTACAGAAAATGTTACTGTACAGCACCAAAATGTACAGACCGCATCATTCAACCCCAAAACAAGAGTCCTTATATTACCAATCTGGAAGAAAATGAGTCCTGAGCTCTATGATTTATTATTGAGCCATGAGGTTGGTCATGCTCTATGGACACCAGCAGAAGGCTGGCATGAGGCAGTATGTGATAGAGGTGGAAATTACAAGGCATTCTTAAATGTTATCGAAGACGCCCGTATCGAAAAGAAAATCAAAAGAAAATATCCAGGTCTTAGAAGGTCTTATGTAAAAGGCTTCGCTGAGATTATGAACATGAATTTATTCGGCATTGAAAGTTTCGACCAGCTCGAAGCTTTTATTGATCGTATCAATGTATTCACAAAAAGTTCTTACACAGCAGACATTGATTTCAATGATGAAGAGCAGGCTATTATAGAAGAGATCAAAAATCTTGAGTCATGGGATGATGTTATCAAAATGACAAACAGATTGTGGGATAAAGCTGTTGAAGAAAAACAGAATGAAGAGGAAGATTTTGATATAAATGGTTTGCCATCTGATGATTTTGATTTCTCTGATGATGATGAAGGTGAATATCAAGATATCTATGATGAGTCGGGTGAGCAAGACTCTGAAATTTCAAACACAAAGTCATACAAAGATACCGATGAAGATACCGATGAAGAGCCAGAGGGCAAAATGCAATCTGATTCAGAAGGCGATGGCGCTGAAGATAAAGATGACAATGATGAGAAGTCTGAAGCCACAGGTGCTCATGGGTTCACCGATGGTGATGAAGAGTTAGAACCAAATTGTGAAACTGATGAGTCATTCAGAAGCAATGAGTCTTTATTGAATGAAAAAGATCCGAAGTCTTATCAGTATGTTACTTTACCAAAGCCAGTATTGAGCAAAATACTTATTGATGCTAAGTCTATCAATAAGAGAATGACAAAGCATTTTGCTGAAGAGTATACAAACAACCTTCTAATTGTAAATAATCATGCTGTGGAAGGTGAGTATGAAATTTGGCAAAAAGAATTTACTCGTGCGGGTGTTATGGCTGAGTTCAAGAAAAAGAATGACCGTTTCATTTCATTGATGGCAAAAGAGTTTGAGATGAAGAAAGCGGCTACAAAGTATGCCAAGGCTAGACTGTACACCTCTGGTGATATTGATGTAAACAAGATATACAAGTACAAGTTTGATGATCAACTTTTCCGTAAGTTGACAAAGTTACCGAAGGGTAAAAACCACGGTATGATTCTTACTCTTGACCTATCAGGTTCTATGAGTGATAACCTAAAAGGTTCACTAGAGCAAGTATGTATTCTTACCGCATTTTGTAAGAAAGTTCAAATACCATTTAGAGTTTTTGGTTTTACTAGTCATTGTCAATATTCAGACATTGGTAGTAATACACAATTCAAACACAAAGTTGGTGATATAAACTTTAATGAAGATAGAGTCTTCCTTAAAGAGTTTATCAATTCTAATATGAGCGCTAAAGATTACAAAAATGCTTTTGAGAATCTATTACTTACAAAGAATGCTTTTGATAGTATTGGTAGATTCCATTGCTCAATACCAAGAGACTTTGTTCTCGGTAGCACACCATTAAATCCTGCGATTGTTGCTTTGAAAGAAATTGTTACAGAGTTCAAAACAGTTAACCAGTTAGATATTGTAAATACCATATTCGTACATGATGGTGATTCAAATAGTTTGAGAACATATATTAATAAAGAAGATGATCCTTATGGTTCATACTTGTATGATAAAGAAGGTATTATTATTCAGGATCATAAGACAAGATTTCAATCTATGACCAATAATCGGCACCGTAATGATAATATAACACACACATTATTGAAATGGTTGAAGCACAGCACAGGCACACAGGTGTTTGGCTTCTTTGTCTCCAGAAAAATGACTGATGCGATTGGTTACAGATACGTTACCAAAGATAACAGAAGCTGGTTAGGTCATGCTGAGAGAAAAGAAGTGGTTGCTAAAGCTAGAAAGCAGAAGTTCATTGAGTCAAACATAGCAGGTTTTGATTCTTTCTTTATTCTGAATGATAGTAAGAAGTTGACCACCGATAATGAAGAATTTGCGTTTGAGGTGAAAGACCAGGATAAGATCAATACTAGAAGCCTTGCCAGCCAGTTCACTAAAATGAACAAGGCCAGAGAGGTGAATCGTGTTCTGGCAACACAATTTGTTCAAAAGATTGCGGTAAAGTTGTGAAAAAGCAACAAAACCGCTTGACATTTGAGCGTGGTGGGTGTACCATATAGTTATAGTTAATTAAATTTCGGGAGATTTTATATTATGAGTAAAGTTAGACAAACATTTATCGATGCAGTTACCAAGTTAGGTAAAGAGACAATCACAACGGACGATATTAAGAGTATCATGGCTGATACTGGTATCGCTCATCCTTACTGGTTTACAAACCAAAAAGACCTAAGAGTAGGTCGTGGTAAGTATGATGCTTCAGAGTATGTTGCAAAGGTAGTTAAAATGCCTAAGAAAAAAGCAACAATTACAAAAACACCAACACCTGAGGCGAATGTAATCAATTCAGTTGTAACATCATTAGAAGTTGAAAGTTTGGTTCCTGAGAAGCATCCAAACTATGTTCCTTTTGGTATCTACAAAGACGTAGAAACCGTTATTAAATCAAAAGAGTTTTACCCTGTTTTTATTACTGGTCAATCTGGTAATGGTAAAACAATGTCCGTTGAGCAAGCTTGTGCGAGAAACAAACGCAAGTATGTTTGTATCTCAATGACGCCTGAAACTGATGAAGGCGATCTTCTTGGTAATTATGTATTGATTAACGGTCAGATGGAATGGCGAGATGGTCCGGTCACGGTGGCGGCGAGGCAAGGTGCTGTATTATGTATTGATGAGATCGACTACGGTGCGAACAACCTTGCTTCGTTGCAACGTGTCTTAGAGGGCAAGCCATTTCTACTTAAAAAGAAAGGTGAGATCGTAACGCCTGCTGAAGGCTTTACAATCTTTGCTACTGCTAACACAAAAGGCAAGGGCTCAGATGATGGTCGTTATATGTACACCAATGTGCTTAACGAGGCATTTCTTGAGAGATTCCCTGCTACTGAAGAGCAAGATTGGCCTTCAAGAAAAATTGAGATTAATATTCTCAAAAAAGAATTGAAAGGTCAAGATGATGACTTTGCTGAGAAGCTTGTTATCTGGGCTGAAGTTATCCGTAAAACATTTGAACAAGGTGGTTGTGATGAGGTCGTTTCGACTAGACGATTGGTTCACATATCAAGAACCTTTGGTATTTTCTCCGATAAGTTAAAGAGTATATCTAAGTGTATTAATCGTTTTGATGATGACACTAAGGCTACTTTCTTAGACTTGTACACCAAAGTGGATTCTGGTGCTGATGCTGAATCACTTCTTACAGCTGATGAAACTCCCGAAACTCCCGAAGCTGATGAGGTGATTAATATATCATCATAACCACCGCCTTTATAAGGGAACGAGCAACCCCTTTAAGTGTTGCTCACTTTAACATGGAGATGTTTATGTCAACCGAGAGCAAAATCATAACGTATCTATCTAAAGAAGATGGGTACAACACGCTCACCGCTAACCAAATGCGGTCTAAATTTGGTGTGAAGAATCCATCTGCAATGGTGGATACGCTAAGAAAAAAGGGGTATGCAATATACCGCAACTCTAAAAAGGCGGCGAACGGTACCAAGGTTAATTTCTATCGCCTAGGTAAACCAACCAGAGCAATGGTAGCTGCTGGGGTCTTGGCACTAAGGCAACATGGCATCAACGCTTTTGCCTAAAAAAGTTGTATAACTTTTGGTCGGGACTAATAAATAGTTATTAGTCCCAACTTTTTTATGGAAATATTATGGAAATTCAAGTTAAAGTAGATGAGCTGAAGAAGCACAAAGTTTTTATCGCCACACCAATGTATGGTGGTATGGCACACGGTCTATACATTAAATCATGTTTAGACTTACAAGCAATAATGAACAAGTATGGAGTGGAAACTAAGTTTTCATTTCTGTTTAATGAATCACTAATCACAAGAGCAAGAAATTATTTGGTAGATGAGTTTTTAAGATCAGAGGGATTTACTCATTTACTTTTCATTGACTCAGATATACATTTTAATCCACAAGACATTGTAGCATTATTAGCTATGAATAAAGAGGTGTCTGGTGGGCCATATCCAAAGAAATCAATCAATTGGGGTAACATAGCTCATGCAGCTAGAAATCACCCAGACTTAGATCCAAAAGAACTTGAAGGACTGGTTGGTGAGTATGTGTTCAATGTAGTGAAAGGAACTCAACAATTCCAAGTTACAGAACCATTAGAAGTAATGGAAATTGGAACTGGTTTCATGTTAGTTCAGCGTCAAGTATTTGACAAAATGAAAGAAACATACCCTTACATCAAGTACAAACCTGATCATGTTGGCCAAAAACATTTTGATGGTTCAAGATATATTCACGCATACTTTGATACTGTAATTGATACCAAAGATAGTCCAACTGGTGGTGGTTCAGAGAGGTATCTAAGTGAAGATTATATGTTCTGCCAGATGTATCGTAAAATGGGTGGTAAAATATTCTTATGCCCATGGATGAAAACACAACATATTGGCACTTACGCCTTTTCTGGTAATATGCCATCTGTTGCACAATATACTGGTAGGCTATGAAACAAATAGAGTACAAATATAATGAAGAGGTTTTGGTCAATGAATTAAAACAGTACATTGATAAAACATACGGTGAACATTACTCAAAAGATAAGTTTCAGGCAACTGAATTTATTATTGATAGTGGTCATGGAGAGGGATTCTGTATTGGTAACATTATGAAGTATGCACAAAGATACGGCAAAAAAGGCGGATATAATAGACAAGATCTTCTAAAAGTGTTACACTATGGAATAATAGCATTACATAATCACGATTTGACTAGAGGAAATGATAATGAAACTAAGTGATAAAACGCTAGGCGTTCTAAAAAATTATGCAAACATCAATCAAGGTTTAATGTTTAAGAAAGGTAAAGTTCTCAAGACTGTATCTTCTCACAAAAACATTTTATCTGAAGCTAAAATATCAGAAGATATACCGGCTGATTTTGGTGTTTATGATCTCAATAACTTCTTATCGGTGGTATCTTTAGATAAAGATAATCCATCATTTGAGTTTGATGACAAACACGTTGTCATTGTTGGTAAGAAAGGTCGTTCAAGAATCAAGTATAGATTCTGTGAGCCAACTATGATTGTTTTACCACCAGAGAAAGACTTTGTGATGCCTGCACCTGAGATTAAGTTTACTCTCACGGCTGAAGACTTTGACTGGATTACAAAGGCAAGTTCTGTTTTGAGTTCACCACATATTGGTATTGAATCTGATGGTATCACAGTTGATGTGGTAACTTTCAATACTCAAGATGATAGTGCTCATACAGATTCACTAGAGGTCGCTAAAGGTAACGGTGATAAGTATCGTATGGTATTCAAAACTGAAAACCTTGTGAAAGTGATGGCTGGTAATTATGAAGTATCAATATCATCAAAGGGTGTTTCACAGTTTAAGAACAAAGATGTACCTTTGACTTATTGGATATCTACTGAAACTGGTAGTAAATACGAAGCGAAAGGTAAATAATGGCTACATTCAGAAAGTTTAAAAATGCTTTCAAAGGTAATTTAACGGAGGATATATGGATTAATATTGATCATATTGTTACTGTTTTTGAATCTCTCAATGCAGATACAGAAACAAATGAAATGAAACCATCTGTTACATTATTCTCAAAAGATGGTATGAATTGGCAAATTGATGAACCTATCAATGAAGTCGCTAGAAAATTGAGCGGTGAGCCAGTTCAAGATGGTATGAACACACATTATCAACAGCGTGTATCTGATGCCAAAAAAATTGATGATTTAACTAAAACTTGATTATGATTTATTTTGTGAGGAGTTCCCATGGAACATTTATTATGGACAGAGAAGTATCGGCCACAAGCCGTTGGAGATTGCATACTACCTGATAGACTCAAGAAACCTTTTCAAGAGTATGTAGATCAAAGTAACATACCAAATCTATTACTAAGTGGTGGTGCAGGCGTTGGTAAGACGACCATTGCAAAGGCCATGTGTAATGAGATTGGTTGTGATTCACTTGTCATTAATGGTTCTGATGAATCAGGTATTGACACCTTTCGTGTAAAGATAAAGAATTATGCCTCATCAGTTAGTCTAGCTGGTGGACGCAAGGTCATCATCATAGATGAGGCAGATTATCTCAACCCTAATTCAACTCAACCTGCTTTGCGTAATGCGATAGAAGAGTTTGCGGGTAACTGTTCGTTTATCTTTACTTGTAATTTCAAGAATCGTATTATAGACCCTTTACATTCAAGGTGTGCTGTTGTTGACTTTACACTCCGAAATGGAGAAAAAGCCAAGATGGCATCCAGTTTTATGAAAAGAATTACAAAGATACTCAAGGATGAGTCTGTTGAGTATGATGATAAAGTGATTGTTGAACTTATCAAGAAGCACTTTCCAGATTTTCGTAGAGTGATTAATGAACTGCAAAGATACTCACAGTTTGGTAAGATTGATGTTGGTATTCTATCACAGCTTGGTGATGTACCAATTGAAAAGATTGTTGGTCATATCAAAGATAAAAACTTTGGTGAAGTTAGAAAGTGGGTCGCTACAAATGATGTAGATTCAAACACACTCTTTCGTAAGTTATATGATGCACTCTATGAGAAACTCAAATCACATTCAATACCAAAAGCAGTTTTGATACTGGCTGATTATCAATACAAGGCTGCCTTTGTTGCAGACCAAGAAATCAATACAGTTGCTTGTTTAACTGAACTGATGGTTGAGTGTGATTTTCAATGATCTATGATATTATAGATTGGATTCGGCGAGACTATAAAGTAAATAGATTTCGTTTTATTGTAGAGTTTACTGCATGGCTGATGAGTATTGGTTGCACCATTCTCATGGCCGCCACAGTTCCAAATCCACCATTTCTATTACTCTACCCCTTGTTTATTGTACAATGTAGTATGCTTGCTTGGGCTGCACACTCAAGAAATAGTACAGGTATGTTTGCTAATTATATGTTGATTGTGATTATAGATATAGTTGCATTGATAAGGTTATTAACGATATGATAGAATTTGATTACGATATAGACTATAAGAATACATACTTTAGACCAAACGATAGTAGATACCGTATTGGTAGAGGTGAACAAGGTGTGTTACTGGTTCGACCATATACAGATGTTATATGTCAGCATTGGAAGTTTAAGACACCAGTAATCGCTGAAGAGAGTGCCGGTAAAATATATCAAATGTATGAAGTCTACAAAGAAGAAAAAGATTTTGTTGGTATGGATATGTGTCGTAAGTTTCTTGAGATGGGTTTCACGAGAGCTAGACGTTATGCAAATCACCGAGATGGTAAAAAATATAATGAAGATGGTAATGTCAAACCACAGGAACCAGATGCACTCACTTGTGATAAGGCTATATCAGCCAGAATATTCAAAGAGTGGAGAGATAGAGTAACTGCTGATGATGTATATCAAACTATGAGAAAAGAATGGAGATTAAATGAGTCCCTTTGATTTTGTAAAACAGATACTACAAGGTAAGAAACAACTTATTGTTGATGATGTTACAGAAAAAGAATATGTGCCATTTCTGGTGAATCGTTCTTTGAGTTACCACAAAGATTGTGTGCTCTTTGCAAATGAGATAAACCAGAGACATTTTATAGACAAAAAGATGCAGAATGACTTTTTACTAAATACAGTTAGATCACAAAGAAGAACTTTTGCAAAGTGGTTAAAACCGGAGAAACGTGAGAATGTGGACTATATAAAGATACTTTATAATATGTCAGAAACAAAAGCACAAGAAGCTCTCAGAATACTCCCAAAAGAACAACTAAAAGAACTAAAAGAAAGGGCCGATACCGGAGGCACTAAGAAATAAAATGGTAGACTTAACAAATTTTATAGAAGTTACACTCAATGAACAGGACGATTTCCTGAAAGTAAGAGAGACTCTCACAAGAATTGGTGTATCTTCCAGAAAAGAAAAAGTATTATATCAATCCTGCCATATACTACATAAGCAGGGAAAATATTACATTGTACATTTTAAAGAATTGTTTGCACTTGATGGTAAGCCATCTAATATATCAGAGAATGATATACAAAGAAGAAATGCAATAGCTAAATTATTGGAGGAGTGGGGATTACTCAAGGTTGCTAATATGGACCGAATTGGTAATAATGTTGCCCCATTACACCAGATTAAGATTATATCTTTCAAGGAGAAAGATGACTGGGATTTAGTGGCGAAATACAACATCGGAAAGAAAGCCGAAGAGGTTTCGTAACTAAATAAAAAGTGTCGCCAAATGGGACACAATTGTTTAACTTGCTTAAAAGGAGATTTAAAATGGTAGAATTCGCTTTCGGGCCACACTTGGCTCATTCTACACTCGGTTTTGAAAGAATATTTAACGACTTGGATAAAGTGTTAAATGACCGACAACAACAATCAACATTTCCACCACACAACATACTCAAGGTTGACAAAGATCATTATGTCGTTGAGCTTGCTGTTGCTGGTTTTGGTAAAGATGAGATTGACATTACAGTAGAAGATAACGTCCTTATCATAAAGGGTGTGAAGAAAGAGAAAGACGTTGAAGGTGTTGAATATATCCACAAGGGTATAGGCACACGTTCATTCACTAAAACTCTTACAGTAGCTGATACTTTAGAAGTAAAGGGTGCTGAATTTAATAATGGTATTTTAAGGGTTGGTCTTGTGAATGTTGTACCTGATCACAAGAAGCCAAGAAAGATTGAAATTGGTAAAGACCTGAATTTACTTGAGCCAAAACTTTTACAAGAAGAAGCTAAGTAAGGGGTGGGGCTTTATGCCTCACCTTTTTTTGGAGATTATATTATGTTAACAAGAAAACCAAATGAGAATTATAAGATGTCTAAACTAGGTAAGACCTTTCTTGCCAATTTAGATGGTGAAAAAAGAACAATATATAAACAGATGATTATACAAGCCGACAATAGTTATGGTATTGAACGTAAAAAGAAGAAAGAAACTAAGTGAGTGCTTGTTTATTTCCACATTTTCATAAACCTTTTCCATACAATCAAAACTCAACTTGGATAAAACCTTGTTATGTTGATGATGTAGAAATAGGCAACAATTCTATTTACATTGATTGGATTTTTGATGACTTATATCAATATTATGAGGTAGAAGGTGTTTCAAAAGAGGACTTTTTAAGAGCCTTTGGTCAACAAGCGACAGAGTATTACCTTTTAAAAAACACACCAGATTATGTTGATTATATTGGTTGTGTAACATATAGGCGTATGCTTTGTTTTAGACCAGAGATACCAGTATATGAGAATCAAATTAATATGCCATCAAGTGAGGCTGTAAAACTCGGTACGGAAGAAGAACTAAAAACTTTGATTCACTATATGCACTTTAATGAAGTGATTACAAATCGTTCAACTTTTCTACGAGGTTCAGTATCACAACAATATCTTGAATCACAACCACCAGAATATTGGTGGTTATTTCATAAGGCAATTCAAGATTTATTTCCACACTACGACAAATATTCTTTACATTGGTTTGATGAGAGTGTCATACCATTTACAACAAACTATTTTTTTAGAAAAGAATTGTTTTTAAGATATGCTTCAGAACTCTTCCAGATACTTGAATACATATACCAGAATTGTTCTAAAGTTTATCCAACTAAACAACCAGGTGACCAATTCTCAGAGCTTTTGCCTTGGAGATATCCTGGATTTATTGGTGAAAGATTTTTAGGATTTTTCATCAATGCAAATAAATTAAATAAATTAGAAGTGCCTTTAATATTTTTACAATAGGAGAAACAATGAAGTTATCAAATAATTTTTCGTTGAAAGAAATGACTAAGAGTCAAACAGCAACAAGAAGAGGTATTGATAATGATCCGGGTGAAGAAGAACAAACTAATCTGCAACAACTATGTGAACAGGTCCTACAAAAAGTAAGAGACCATTTTGGCAAACCAGTTACAGTAACATCTGGCTACAGAAGTCCGGAACTGAACAAAGCAATCGGTGGTTCTACAACATCAGACCATTGTAAAGGTATGGCAGCTGATATAGAAATCGCCGGTGTACCAAATCACGAACTTGCGGAATGGATAAAAGATAACTGTGAGTTCAGACAACTTATACTTGAGTTTTATACACCAGGCATACCTGATTCTGGTTGGGTTCATGTATCATATGATTATGAAGAGAATGAAAAGAAGGTAATGACCGCTATAAAAGAGAATGGTAAAACTGTTTATAAGGTTGGCCTCATTGCATAGTGGATTTCAAAGATGATAGTGATGTTTGGCAACAAATACCTTGGAAACATTTGTGGGTTTATGACAAGTTAATACTTTCAAAAAAGTTGGGCTACCTTTGTGGCCCATCTGGTATTACTGTGCCAACACCAGATGAATATGTGGTAAGACCAATTACAAATCTACAAATGATGAGTGTTGGTGCTAGTATACAACGGTTAGAACCTGGTGATCATGTAGAACCAGGATATTTTTGGTGTCAAAAGTTTACAGGCGAACATATTACAGTAGACTATTTTTATGGCAAACAAGAGACAACAGCAAAAGGTTACCCTAGAAAAGGCAGACTAGATCGTTTTGATAAATGGGAACTCATTGATAGAGAGATACCATTTCCAGAAAAGCTTGGTCTGTTATGGAACTGGATGCCTTGGATTAATATTGAGATGATTGGTGGTAATGTGATAGAGGTACATTTTCGGTATAATGATGATTTCAGAAATCATAAAGGCAAAGTAATCTACCCTGTATGGAAAGATGAAGATTTGCCCCAACCAGAGGGCTCAACGTGGTATAATAGTCCTTGTCAAGATAGATTAGGATTTTGGGTAATATGAATACAAAAGAACAATTAATTTATATTAAAGTATTAACAAGTGAAGCCGAAAGGCTTAGAAAATTTATTAATAAACAAGAGGCGAAAGGTATACATGGGCTCGGCCACCTCAAGACAACGGCAGGTGTGTTAGAAGAGAGGGTTGACGTTTTGAAACAAAAGGTGTATAATACAGATTTGGGAGAATTATTATGAGAAAAAAGTGGCGACCAAACCCTAGGCAGGAGTTTGCTAAGCAAGTGGCTACAGAGTATAGATTACCTAGAGCCGAAAGATACGATATTGTCAATAGAGACTTTGACAATAAAGTTGAAGTAATCGGGTACGTTCAAGACCCAACTAAAGATATGAATGACTTTAGAGGTCGTGAGATGTTGTTCCCGAAGAGATGGGTCACCTTAGGTGTTTTTGCAAGTACACTTAAAGTGTCCTCTTAATGTCTAAACATTACACAAATGTTTTATGTCAAGGCAATTACATACTTTATCGTGGTGTCAACAACGGAAAGAAAGTAAAAGGTAAAGTAAGTTATTCGCCTAGTTTGTTTCTCAGGTCTAAAGGCTCAAAAAGTGATTGGCATGGTATTCACGGTGAGTCTTTAGATGCAATGAGATTTGAGTCCATTCGGGCTGCAAAAGATTTCCAAAGAAAATATAAAGATGTAGATAACTTTGATATCTATGGTATGGATCGTTTTGAGTATGCCTTCATTGCTGATGAGTTCAAAGGTCAGATAGAGTGGGATATAAAGAACATCAATATATCTTTCATTGATATAGAGGTCAGTTCAGAGTATGGTTTTCCCGACCCATACGAGGCACGGGCACCAATCACAGCTATTTGTATTCGTGAGTTAAATGGTAACTCAGTTGTATTTGGTTGTGGTGATTATGATTGTCCAGAAAATGTTAGATACATCAAGTGTGCTGAAGAAAAAGATTTATGCAAACAATTTCTAAGACATTGGCAACAAGATTATCCTGATATCATATCTGGCTGGAATACAAACTTCTTTGATATACCTTATATTATCAATCGCTTTCGTATGTTGTTTGGTGAAGAGTATGCAAAAAAACTTTCGCCTTGGAATAATATATGGGAAAGAAAAGTTATTCTAAATGGTCGTGAGTTAATCTCATATCATTTATCGGGTATCAACTCATTAGATTATATTGAACTTTACAAATGGTATGCACCAGGTGGTAAGTCTCAAGAGTCATACAAGCTAGATGCAATTGCAAATGTAGAACTTGGTGAAAGAAAGTTGTCATATGATGAATATGATAGCCTTCATAATCTATATCAAGAAAACTACCAAAAGTTTATTGACTATAACATCAAAGACGTTGACTTACTTTTGAAACTAGAAGACAAGTTGAAGTTGATTGAAATGGCAATCACTCTGGCTTATGATACAAAGTCCAACTTTGAAGATGTATTTGCACAAACTAGAATGTGGGACTCTTTGATATACAATCATCTACTACCGAAAAAGATTATTGTTCCACCTAAGAAGTTTAAGAAGAAGGTATCTGCGTTTGAAGGTGCTTATGTAAAAGAACCTCAGGTTGGTATGCACGATTGGGTCGCATCATTTGACTTGAATAGTTTGTATCCGCATCTATTGATTATGTACAATATTAGTCCAGAAACAATTGTAAGTAGTGATGATTATACGAGAGATATGCAAGAGGTATTAATGCAAGAAATCAATGTAGAGTCATTACTTGACCAAAAGATTGATACAAAGAAATTAAATGGTGTAACACTCACACCAAATGGCCAGTTCTTTAGAACAGACAAACAAGGTTTCTTACCAAAGATGATGGAAGAGATGTATGAAGATCGTAAAAAGTTCAAGAAACAAATGATACAGGCACAAAAAGATTATGAAAAGAAACCAAGCAAAGACTTAGAAAAACTTATATCAAAACTGAACAATCTACAACTTGCAAAGAAAGTATCACTAAACTCCGCTTATGGTGCATTAGGTTCACAATACTTTAGATTCTATGACCTACGACAGGCACTTGCAGTTACTTTAGCTGGTCAACTTTCTATTCGTTGGATAGAGAACAAATTAAATAGATACATGAACGACCTACTTAAAACAGAGGAAGATTATGTTGTTGCTTCAGATACAGATTCGATTTATCTCAGGCTTGGTGGGCTTGTTGATAAAGTCTTTAAAACTAAACCAGAAACTAGAGAGGCAATCGACTTCTTGGATAAAGTCTGTGATGGAAAAATTCAATCTTTTATTGATAAAAGTTATAAGGACCTTGCTGATTATATCCATGCGTATGACCAAAAGATGGTAATGAAACGTGAAGTTCTTGCTGACAAAGGTCTATGGACTGCAAAGAAGAGATATGTTTTAAATGTACATGATAGTGAAGGTGTCAGATATTCGACGCCTAAACTAAAGATTATGGGTCTTGAGATGATCAAATCATCAACGCCTTATGCAATTCGTGAAAAGATGAAAGAGCTTACTCAGATTATTGTTACCAAAGATGAAGATGAAGTTCAAGAGTTTATTGCAAAGTTTAGAGAAGAGTTTAAGAATTTACCACCCGAAGAGATATCTTTTCCTCGTGGTGTAAATGGTATGCAAACTTATATTGACCCAGCTACAATCTATAAGAAAGGCACACCAATTCATGTAAAAGGTGCCTTAATATATAACCATCATGTAAAGAAGATGAAACTAGAGAAGAAACACCCTATGATACAAAATGGTGAAAAACTCAAGTTTACATATCTCAAACAACCAAACCCAATGAAAGATACTGTTATATCTTTCCCTGTTCGTATACCAAAGCAGTTTGATTTACAGAAATACATAGACTATGATATACAGTTTCAAAAAGGTTTCATTGAGCCAATTAAGTTTATATTAGATTGTATTGGTTGGGAAATAGAAAAGAAAAATACATTGGAGAGTTTCTTTGAATGAAGTAGATTACACCGTAATGCCCCTTTTTAGCACACCGATTTATATAAAAGAGTATGTGCCTATTTCAAAATCAGAAATAAGTTATTTAAAATCACATGAATACGAGAGGATGATCTCAAAAAATGGTGATTATACCAAAGATAAATACGTTTTAGATAAGCCAGAATTAACTGATTTAAAAAATAATATTTTAGATTGTATTAATGAATTTACTTTTGGGGAATTAAAAGTTGGTGACCCAATTGAATTTTATATAACTAATTCGTGGGCTGTAAAACACCAAAAAGGAGACTGGGCTCATAATCATGCACATACAAATTCAATATTATCAGGTGTATTTTACTTTGATGTGAATGGTGATTCTGGTAAATTAAATTTTTCAAAAGAAGCAAACCACTTCACTATTTTTCCTATGCACATGGATTTAGGGTTCAAAGAATTTAATATATTAAACTCAAAAGTTTGGTCTTTTGTGCCAAAAAATAATCAACTTTTTATTTTCCCACCATGGTTGTTACATAGTGTAAGTAACAATGAATCAGACCAAGAAAGGTACTCTCTTGCCTTTAATGTTTATATAAAAGGTAAGATAGGTGCCCAAGAGTTTCAATTGGAAATAAAATGACACAAGCTATCTTACCTTTCCTCACAGCAATCGCCTTATCAGGTATTGCAGCTTATTATTCAGTTATAGGTTTAGCACAGATTTTTCCAGGTTCGTTTTGGCCAATAATAATAATGGGCACAGTATTAGAAATTGCTAAGTTGGTCACCGTTTCTTGGTTGTACAATAACTGGAAAGAAACAATTTTGGCTATGAGAATATATTTTGTAACAGCAATTATTTTGGTCATGTTGATTACCTCCATGGGAATATTTGGTTTTCTTTCAAGAGCTCATATTGAATCTAACATAGTAGTAGGTGCAAATTCCGTGCAAGTTAAACAGATTGAGCAAAGAGAAAATCTATTAAGAGAACGATTGACCTATCTGTATAGACAGGCAGGTGATGACCCCGAAAAAGTGGCAAGAACTACCGATAGACAAATACGAGCCGCACAATTAGAACTTGTAGAACTCACACAACAAAAATTACCATTACTCAAAGAGGAAAATATATTGAGGGCAGAAGTAGGTCCGATTATGTTTATCGCCGAGTTATTGTATGATAAAGACGATACAAAGTTTATAGATAAGGCTGTGAGGGTTGTTATATTCATAATCATATTTGTGTTTGACCCATTGGCAGTTTTATTATTAGTGGCCGCAAACCAATCATACAGAAAATATAGGGTAAATAAACCCAAACCACCAACACCAAAGAAGGTAAATCGTAGAAAAAAGCTTGACTTACCAGCTAGTCCTAGTTTAGAATCCTTCTTTATAGACAAAGATAAAATGTTAGTACCTAAAAATCAAATTGCGAAAGTGAGAGGAATGAAATGAGTTTATTAGATAGACTAAAGAAAAATACAACAATTAAAGATTCGGCTGTGCTTGCCAAGTCAAAGTTTTTTAGTCAGAAAGATATGGTACAAACTGATGTGCCTATGATTAATGTTGCACTTTCTGGTTCACTTGATGGCGGTATAACACCAGGTCTTACCATGTTGGCAGGGCCTTCTAAACATTTTAAGAGTGCATTTGGTCTTCTTATGGCTTCTGCGTATATGAAGAAGTATAAAGATGCAGTAGTGTTATTCTATGATTCAGAGTTTGGCACACCACAAAAATACTTTGAGACATTTGAGATAGACATGAATCGTGTATTGCATACGCCAATCACAAATGTAGAAGAACTTAAAATTGATATAATGAATCAGTTACAAGATATTACAAGTGAAGATAAAGTAATCATAATTATAGATTCGATTGGTAACCTTGCATCGAAGAAAGAGGTTGATGATTCACTTGATGGTAAAACAGTTGCAGATATGACGAGAGCCAAGGGTATAAAGTCTTTGTTTCGCATGATAACACCTCACCTCACTATCAAAGACATACCCTTGGTTGTAGTCAATCACACATACAAAGAAATTGGAATGTTTCCAAAAGATATTGTTGGCGGTGGTACAGGTTCTTATTACTCTGCTGACACAATCTGGATTCTTGGTAGACAACAAGATAAAGACAAAGATGGCCTACAAGGTTATCACTTTATAATTAATGTAGAGAAATCTAGGTATGTAAAAGAGAAATCAAAGATACCAATTTCCGTATCATTTAATGGTGGTATGCAAAAGTATTCTGGTCTATTAGACTTAGCAATGCAAGCTAACTTTGTAACAAAGCCATCACCGGGTTGGTATGCGAAAGTTGACCGTGAAACGGGCGAAGTTGGTCCTAAAGTACGCTTAGATGCCACACAAACAAAGGAATTCTGGTATCCTATATTAGAGGACAAACAGTTTAAAACCTTTGTTCAAGAAAAATATCAAATAGGTTATGGGAACATATTGAATGACGAGACTCGAACAGACAATTCTGAAAAACTTAGTGTACAATGAGGATTTTACACGAAAAGTTTTACCATTTATACAATCAGAGTATTTTTCAGATTCAATAGAAAGAAAAGTATTTACTGAAATCAAAGAGTTTGTAAATCGTTATGAGCAAGTGCCAACACATGAGGCACTTGTGATTAATTTTACAGAGAAGAAAGAACTTACAGAAGATGAAGTCTCAAAGTCTATTGAGCTTCTGAATGAAATCAAAACAACATCTGATGAAAAAGTAGATCAATCTTGGCTTACAGAACAAACAGAAAAGTTTTGTCAAGATAAAGCTATCTACAATGCAATCATGGATTCGGTTGCAATACTTGATGACAAAAGCACAAAGAGTTCTAAAGGTGAAATACCAAAACTATTGAGTGATGCACTTGGTGTTTCATTTGATACACACATTGGCCATGACTTCATGGACGATTACAAAGAACGATATGATTTTTACCACAAGGTTGAAAAGAGAACTAAGTTTGACCTTGACTTGATGAACAAGATTACAAAAGGTGGTCTGCCAGATAAAACTTTAAATGTATTGATGGCGGGCACGGGTGTTGGTAAAAGTTTGTTTATGTGCCACATGGCATCAGCCTGTTTATCTCAGGGTGATAATGTTTTGTATATCACTTTAGAAATGGCTGAAGAAAAGATTGCAGAAAGAATTGATGCTAACTTATTGAACATTAGTTTGAATGAACTTAGGTCTGTATCAAAAGATGATTATGAAAACAAGTTTCAAGTGTTGAGAGCTAAGACACAAGGTAAACTAATCATCAAAGAATATCCAACTGCATCAGCATCTACATTACATTTCAGAGCCTTGTTAAGTGAACTGGCGATGAAGAAACAATTTAGACCTAATATTATATTTGTTGATTACATAAACATTTGTGCATCATCAAGAATACGACCAGGTGGTAATGTGAACTCATATACATACATCAAGTCTATTGCAGAAGAACTACGAGGTCTTGCTGTTGAGTTTGAACTACCAATTGTATCTGCTACACAAACAACAAGATCTGGTTTTACCAATTCAGATCCAGGTCTTGAAGATGTTTCAGAATCATTTGGTTTACCTGCAACAGCCGACTTTATGTTTGCAATCATATCAAATGAACAACTTGAAGAACTGAATCAGATTATGGTTAAACAACAAAAGAATCGTTACAATGACCCAAGTTATTATAAGAAGTTTATTCTTGGTGTTGACCGTGCTAAGATGAGACTGTATGATGTAGAACAAGGTGGTCAAGATGACTTATTAGATTCAGGTCAAGACAATGGGCCAAATAAACCAATCAATACATTTGGTACAAGAGAAAAGTTTGATGGATTTAAAGTATGAAAATAACTAGAGAACAAGCATTATACGGTGCAAAAGCTTTCTCAGATTACTTTGATCGCTTTGAAAGTATTGCAGATTACATGAGAGATCAAAAGTTAAATGCTGTTGATGAAATGTCTTTTGGTTTACCAGGTATGGGGCCTGAAATGGATTTGTTTGATAACTTTGATATACACCCAGAAGACATGAATATTGAAGTCGTTGAAATGAACCAGAATATGTGGGACATTTACATCAAGATTATATCATCACATTCAAACATGACAAGTATTCCAGGTAAATCACTAAGACTTGGTGTATTAGAAAAGAATACAAACAAGTGGCTTGGTTTTGTTCGTATGGGTTCGCCAGTAATCAATATGAAACCAAGAAATGAGTTATTGAATTGTGTCTTTACTCAAGATGAAAAAACAGCCAAGACATTTAATCTTACATCTATTATGGGTTTTGTAATTGTGCCATCTCAACCATTTGGTTTCAACTATCTTGGTGGTAAACTACTTGCAGCTATTTGTTGTTCTCACCATGTTCGTGAGATGATGAACAAGAAATATCCAGGTATGAATGTATGTTTATTTGAAACAACCAGTTTGTATGGGTCATCAAAGTCTAGTTCACAATATGATGGCATGAAACCATTTCTTAGATTCAAGGGCCTTACAGATTCTAATTTTCTACCTTTAATGCACGGCAAACCCTATGAAGATTTAAGAGACTATATGGAGAAAGCTGTTGGTGAACCGATAGTACCAGAGGATGCCTCATCAAGAAAATTGAAACTATCAACTAAAATTCAGGCGCTCATCAAGGCTGCCTTAGATGGGCCAGATTTAGATAGATTTAACAAGACAATCAACAATGCACTTCAATTGACTGAAAGGAAGCGATATTACGCCTCCTCCTATGGTTTCTCCAACTTTGTTGATGTGGTAACTGGTAAGACCGATAAGTTGGTTCCAGACAAGGATAACCACGATAAACACTATCTGGAGAATGTAATTAAGTGGTGGGTCAAGAAAGCCTCAAACAGGTATATGTCTCTAAAAAGAGACGATCGAATCAGAAAAGAATTAGAAGTATGGACAGGTGAGAAAGAAATTGACATTATTCGGTAATCGTGTTAGCATAAATAATCCAATTAGGGAGGATTTATGGCATACGAAGCATCGGAGATAATGATGGCAGCTGCATTTCTATTTACAAATAAAGAACTTGATGAAGCTGCATCGAGCCTTTCTAAAATGGCAAATTTGATGGTTGAAGCAAAGAAAAAAATACAATCAACTAAGACTATTGAGTTTGGTAATGCTACGATAGAGAGAGGCTTTTTAGAGTTGATGGATGCTGACGACCCTAAAAAAATAAAAGACTTAGCTGCTGGAATCTCAGCTGCAATTGGTGTTAGAGAATATATTGCAAAAAGAGGTGATAGTTCTGTAAGAAGAAGAGCGCCAACAATTTATATGACCGGTAATGTTTGGCCTAAAGATGTAGAAAAATTTAAGATTGATAGCCCAGTAATGAAAGATTATAATTCTGCTGATGTAATAGTTACAGCAGATAAAAAAACTTTTTTTGGTTTGTCATTAAAGAAAAAAGATCGGGTTACTGCTACAGACCCAACTTTAATTAATAAAGCTTTTGGAGGTATTTTACAAGGTAAACAATTTGATAAGCTTAGAGAAGATTTAGAAGAAATAAGAATAAATTATTTTGTTGATGTTGTAAAAGAAGCCGTAAAAAAAGGCATTATAGATAAAGCAGACATAAGAAATTACAATAGTATAATTAGAAGTAACCCACAAGAATTATTTTTTGCAAAACAAAGAGATAAACAAAAATTTGGAAAAAGAGCTTATATAAACACAAAAGGTTATGCTAGGTCACCAAAAGGTTATTTAGATCCAAATACAAAAGACCCTAAGTCAATGAGATTTTTTGTAAATAAAAAATTAGCAGAGAAGAATAATAAATTATGGGACTCATTTATTAAGGTGATGAATAAAAATGCAAAACTTTTTGCAGACACACTACTGAATATTATTTTGAAAACAGAACTCTTTGATAGATTAAAAGCTGCTGATATTAAAGGTAAAAATTTTGATTTTGCCTTAGTTACCGGTATAGCAAATATGAAAAAAGATTCTGTTGAAATTGGTAAAGCTGATATTTTACCACTAGAGGCAACTTTATGCGGTCTTAGTAGAATAGAGAAAAATAATGAGTTAAAAGAAGAAAAGTTTGTTTTAGCTCCTTATAAAGTTAAAGATTCAGATTCAGCTAAAGTTTTTTTATTACTGAAAAGAGGTAATTTAAACATTTTAGATTTAGAACTAAGATACAAAGGAGAGTTTAGTTCTCAACCTCAGTTTCAAGCTACCATACATCCTATGTTTAAGTCATTAATTAAAAAAGAATGTGGTCTATGAACTTCACAGAATTTTTACAAGAGGCCAGACAAGACAAGAATCTTCACTTAGAACATTTAGAAGATAATGTCTTGAATCGTGGTGTCGCCGGCGCCAGAGAGTCAATCAACTTTTTACAATCGTTGAGAGATATGCTTGCGGGTAAGTCTGCATCTAAAGTAAATGTTACAACAAAATGGGATGGTGCACCTGCCATTTTTGCAGGTATAAATCCTGCAAATGGTAAATTCTTTGTTGGTACTAAATCAGTATTTAATGTAACACCCAAACTTAATTACAGAGACAGAGATATAGATAAGAACCACCCGACAGGTGGTCTAAATGAAAAACTTAAAATAGCCTTGGCATTTTTACCAAAACTTGGTATCAAAGGTGTATTACAAGGTGATATGATGTTTTCAAAAGGAGACTTAAAGAAAGAAACGATTGAAGGTGAGAGATACATTACGTTTCAACCAAATACAATTGTCTATGCAGTACCAGAAAATTCTACCTTAGCTAAAAAAATGCAGGCCGCTCAACTTGGTATTGTTTTTCATACCTCGTATTCAGGTAGAACACTCAGAACTATGAAGCCATCCTTTAACATAGACATTGGTAGATTACAACCAACGAAAGATGTTTGGTTTCGTGATGCCTCTTTCACCGATGCTTCTGGCACTGCCACATTTACAG